CTAACACAGAAGACGACGTTAGCGCTGATAGATTAAAAAATGCCGCGGCTACTAAAAAACTAGCAATATTTGACGCATTTGAAATACTTAACAGAATCCAAGAAGAAGAAAACCTGCTTGAGGGCAAAACACCTAAAGAGGCAGAGAAAAAAGTCTTTAAAGGATTCGCAGAAGGTAGATCTAAGTAATGTACAAGCAAAGTTTAGTTAAGGTTATAGAACCTGTAAAAAGAACAACAATAACACGTTTAAACCGTGGTAAAAAATGGAAATATGGATACAATAAAGAACATGATATTATCGTTATATCAAAAACTGGTAAAATTGGGGAAATACTTGAAATACAAAATTTGCGTATCGGCTTGCCGTTGGAACCAATGCAAGTGCACATGCACGAATCCTCTAGATGGCAAAAAATAGAGTATCCAAAAGAACTAAGTAAACTTAAAAATATATTTGACTGGAGAGCATACCCTGAAGAGCAAAAAGAACAGTGGTATGATTATATAGACGAAGAGTTTAAACGTAGAGATGAGGGCTTTTGGTTTATGAACAATGGTAAGCCTACGTACATAACGGGTAGTCACTATATGTATTTACAATGGAGTAAGATAGATGTAGGTGCTCCAGATTTTAGAGAAGCAAATAGATTATTTTTTATATTTTGGGAAGCCTGTAAGGCAGACAAAAGATCTTACGGTATGTGTTATCTTAAAAATAGACGTAGTGGATTTTCTTTTATGTCAAGTGCAGAAACAGTTAATTTAGCCACTATATCGAGTGATAGTAGATATGGTATATTATCTAAATCAGGTGCTGATGCTAAAAAAATGTTTACAGACAAAGTTGTTCCAATATCGGTTAACTATCCTTTCTTTTTTAAACCGATACAAGACGGTATGGATAGACCTAAGTCTGAACTTGCTTATCGTGTGCCTGCTAGTAAGTTCACGCGTAAAAAGATTACTGCTAATGAAAAGCAGGAAGACTTGGTTGGACTTGATACTACTATTGACTGGAAAAATACTGGTGACAATAGTTATGATGGAGAAAAGCTTAGTTTGTTAGTTCATGACGAAAGTGGTAAGTGGGAAAGACCTGATAACATATTAAATAACTGGAGAGTTACAAAAACTTGTTTAAGATTAGGTGCTAAAATAGTAGGTAAGTGTATGATGGGTAGCACATCGAACTCTTTAGATAAAGGAGGGGATAACTTTAAAAAATTATACAATGATTCAGATGTTACAAAGAGAAATCGTAATGGACAAACAAAGTCTGGTTTATATTCTTTTTTTATCCCAATGGAATGGAACTACGAAGGATTTATTGATGAGTACGGACAACCTGTATTTAATACACCAGATAATGACGTCCTCGGACCAGATGGTGAATTAATAGATTATGGTATAATTGATCATTGGAATAATGAGGCTGATGGTTTGAAAAACGATCAAGACGCTTTAAATGAATTTTACAGACAGTTCCCGCGTACTGAAGAACACGCATTTAGAGACGAAGCCAAAAACAGTATATTTAATTTAGTTAAAATATACGAACAGATAGATTATAACGATGGTATAGGCGCACAAGGCAACATAAGCACTGGTAATTTTCAATGGGTTAATGGTGTAAAAGACACACAAGTTATATTTTATCCAGATCCAAAAGGTAGGTTTAATATAAGTTGGGTACCACCTAGTCACTTGCAAAATAGAGTGATAGTTAAAAACGGCATAAAATATCCTGGTAATGAACATATGGGTGCTTTTGGTTGCGATAGTTACGACATATCAGGAACAGTAGATGGTAGAGGCTCTAATGGCGCTTTACATGGACTAACTAAGTTTAGCATGGAAGACGCACCACCTAATCATATGTTTTTAGAGTATATAGCTAGACCACAAACAGCTGAAATATTTTTTGAAGATGTTTTAATGTCATTAGTTTTTTATGGCATGCCAATACTGGCAGAAAATAACAAACCAAGGCTATTGTACCATTTAAGAAGAAGGGGATATAGAGGCTATAGTATGAATAGACCTGATAGGCTTTGGAACAAATTATCTGTAACTGAAAAAGAAATAGGTGGTATACCTAACTCAAGTGAAGATATAAAACAAGCTCACGCCGCGGCTGTTGAAATGTATATACAACAACACGTTGGTCATTTACAAGATGGTGTTTATGGTAATATATATTTTAACAGAACTCTAAATGACTGGGCTAAGTTTGATATAACAAAAAGAACAAAGTTTGATGCTACTATAAGCTCTGGACTTGCTATTATGGCTTGTAATAGAAACTTATATAGACCAAACGCTAAAATAGAAAAACCTAAATTAAACATAAACATTGCTAAGTATCACAATAGAGGCAATTTATCAAAAATAATAAAATAAAAAATGGCAGAATACGTTAATAATTATTTTCCTAGTCAAGTAGTTAGCGATGCTGAAAAGCTTAGTTATGACTATGGATTAAAAATTGCCAAAGCTATAGAGCACGAGTGGTTTAACAAAGATCAAGGAATTAATAGATATCACAAGCATTACAACGATTTTCATAGACTAAGACTATATGCAGAAGGTAATCAGTCGATACAAAAGTATAAAGACGAGTTGTCTATAAATGGTGACTTAAGCTACTTAAATCTAGACTGGACACCGGTGCCAATAATACCTAAATTTGTAGATATAGTTGTTAATGGAATGGCGGACAGACTGTACGATGTGAAAGCTTATTCACAAGATATACATGGCATGAACAAAAGAACTGCGTATATGGAATCTATAATAGGCGACATGCAGTTAAGGAGTATTGATGAGTTTGTAAAAAATAATTTTAATTTAGACTTGTCTGAAAACGATCCTGATACTCTACCTGAAAACGAAGAAGAGTTAGCCTTGCATATGCAGCTTACCTACAAACAATCTGTAGAAATAGCAGAAGAACAAGCTATAACCACGTTAATGAAAGGTAATGACTACGATTTAATTTCAAAAAGATTTTATAGAGATTTAACTGTTTTAGGTATTGGTGCCGTAAAAACTGGCTTTAACACTTCTCAAGGAGCTACAATAGAATATGTTGATCCTGCAGATCTAGTTTATTCTTACACAGACTCGCCTTATTTTGATGATATATATTATGTTGGCGAGGTTAAAACTATACCTATTAACGAACTAGCTAAACAATTTCCACATTTAGATCAATCAGACTTAGAAGAAATAATTAGCTCTAGATCTTTATACACTAATAATTCTTACAAAAACGCTAGTAGCTACGACGAGTTTGACAACAACAAGGTTCAAGTTTTATATTACAATTATAAAACATATATGAACGAAGTTTATAAATTAAAAGAAACAGCTACTGGTGCTGACAAAGCTATAGAAAAAGACGATAGCTTTAATCCACCAGAAGATATGGAGGGTGGTTTTTCTAAATTAGAAAGAGCTATAGAGGTGCTGTATGAAGGCGCTATGATTGTCGGTACAAACAAGTTGCTTAAGTGGGAGATGGCTAAAAATATGATGAGGCCTAAGAGTGATTATACTAAAGTTAAAATGAATTATAGTATAGTAGCGCCTCGTATGTACAAAGGAAATATAGATTCTTTAGTAAAAAGAATTACTGGATTTGCTGATATGATTCAGTTAACACATTTAAAGTTGCAGCAAGTTATGTCGCGCATGATACCTGATGGTGTTTATTTAGATGCAGATGGGCTTGCTGAAATAGATTTAGGTAATGGTACTAATTATAATCCACAAGAAGCTTTAAATATGTTTTTCCAAACAGGTAGTGTTATTGGTAGATCTTTTACGCAAGATGGTGATATGAATCCTGGTAAAGTACCTATACAAGAAATAACATCTGGTAGTGGTGGAAATAAAATACAGGCTCTTATAGGTAATTATAATTATTACTTACAAATGATAAGAGATGTAACCGGACTGAACGAAGCTAGAGATGGAAGCACGCCTGATAGTAATGCTTTAGTTGGCGTGCAAAAAATAGCTGCAGCTAATTCAAATGTTGCTACTAGACATATATTAAACTCTGGTTTATTTTTAACAGCTCAGGTAGCAGAGCAGTTGTCTCTTAGAGTATCTGATATTATAGAGTACTCTCCAACCAAAAACGCTTTTATACAAGCTATAGGAGCTCACAACGTTGCTACTTTATACGAACTTACACAGTTACATTTATACGATTTTGGTATATTTATAGAGTTATCACCTGATGAAGAAGAACAGGCTAGATTAGAAAACAATATACAAGTAGCGTTGTCACAACAAACTAT